TTTTTAGAGCCTTCTAATTTAGTTAAAGCCTTGTGAAAATGTAAACCATTATCAAACACAAACGTAAAGTCGTAAGGGTTTAATAAAGTTGTGTACTTAATTCCTGTACTTTCTCTTGTTCCTGTTGTGTTTTCTGCTGTATTATCTGTAAAAGATACAACACCGCTTAAAACGATTAATTTACCCTTTTGTTGTAGCTCTTGTACTGCTGATAAAGTAAGGTCATCACTTGGAGCGAATTTAGTCCCTTTTTCTGCAAATACTACTACGGTAGGGTTTTCAATGTCCTGAGGACAAAATTTTGTACCTGTTCCTAATTGAGAGTTTGCCCCACAAGATAAGTTATTTACTACTGCACTAATTAATCCCATAATTATATGATTTTATTTGTTCTTAAAAAATTTATTACTCTTTTGTCATTGTGTAAAAAAGTATCTCCAACTTTGTAAACCTTTTCGGCTGTTTGAAATTCCTTTAATATTTTAAATGACTGTTTTTTTACTTCTGGCGTTGGCTCTGGAATATATTTGTTCCTTTACTGCCTTTTTTTTCTTTGCCATATCTAAAATTTTACTTGTTTTATTCTACATTGGTAATCAGTTACAAAAGAAATCTCTAAATTTAATACGATTGCGTTCCATACATCAACTAATATTCCGTTATCATCGTTAAATGAGTAGTTAGGAACAAACTCTGAATTATACACATCGTCTATTATAGTGCTTATTCCGCTACGTCTTAAAACCTTAATAAGGTTCATTTGTATTGGGTAAAGTATTTCTTTGTAATACGTTTGAAATTGAAACTCGTTAAACTCCTCTTTATTCATTGACCTTGTAGCAATAACGATTCTTGCATTTCTGCTGATATTTTTATTATAAATATCGTTTGAATCTCTACCAACTATTAACCAAATTAAAGGATATGAATTTTCTTTGTTTGTGATTAGGTATTTATTCAATACTTCTTGAGTTCCCCAATTGTATTTAATTGAGTAGTCAGTTGCTCCAATTGTTACATCGGGTAGTAATTGAATTAATTTACCTAAACTTTCCTCAAATGTTATCATATTCCAAAAGAGTTTATTTGTTCGTAAAACTTGAATTTGTTTAAATCTACGTTAGGAAAATCAGTCTTTTTGTCGCTTAAATAACGATATAAACTAACTTCTACACTATCGTCGCCACCTTGCCAATCAATAAAGTTACCAATTACAATAGGCTCATCTAATATTTGCCCTTGATATTGCTTTATAAAACTTGCACTTGCATTTGCGATTTTATACATCGGAGTAACTAAAGTACCCTTTTCAATATTTACTTGCGAATTTCCAACTGCTGATAAATTAGTATTTTTTTGCATTACATATTCAATCCAAACTGCATTAGCAATAAGACTTAAATCGTATTTTAAACCAACCCATATTTTACCATCATATTCATCTCCGTTTACCAATTTATCATAAGAAGCATATAGCGGATTTGTAAATTCGTCCGCTATTGCTAATTGAAGTTCATTATAAGTTGTTAAACCTAAAGCATTTACCAAAATAGTTTTTTCAATCTCAATACATAAAGCATCAATATACGTTCCATCGTTTGGAGTTGAAGTAACCGCACTTGGTATTGGTGCTTCACTCGCTAAAGGAATGTATAATATATTTTGCTTATTAAAATACGATTTACTTACTATTTGTGGCATTTTTTTACTTTTCTTTTGGTTCTACTTCTTTTTTAGACTTTTCTTTTTCAAATAATCCGATTTCAAAACCTTTATCTAAAACGTCTTTATCAGTTATTTGAATTAGAGCGCCTTTTTTATAAGACGCCCAATCTTTTAATAACTTAACTTCCATTTAATTATGGTTTTGTTAACGCTGTAATTGAAGTTGAAATAACACCTTTTACAAACGCTCCGTAGTGGTTAGATTTAACACGACCTACTAAACGAGCCTCAGCCAAAATAGTAACTAAGTTTTTAGTAAAGTCATCATTTTCATAACCTACATTAATTGTTAATCCCTCTTTGAATCTTACACCATATTTAGTAAAGTCCCCTACTAAGAAGTTATCAACTGTTACACCTGTATTAGATACAACTCTAATTCCGCTAACTGTTGTGCCATCGTTAGAAATAAAAGGAGGCAATACGTAGTGTCCGTCAGATGCTTTAGCTAAATCCATTTTAGCAACGTCTGTCGGGTGCATTACAATATAGTTAGGCTCGAATAAATTAACTCTAACTTGGTTAATTGCTGTTCTAATAACATCAAACACGTTTGGCGTTGGAATAGTTAAAGCAAAAGCACCAGCAGCCCAAGCCGTAGCGTTTGTGTTAATACCTGTTAAATTAACAGTTGCACCTGTACCATTTAATAATTGGTCATCAATTTTTAAGTTGATTAATTCTCTTAATTCTTGGTCAATTTCAGAACGCATTAACTCTACATCGTCAAGCATCTCTTTAGTTACTTTGATATAAGCAGTTACTTTCTTAACGTTTGCAGAAGCAACAACTAAATCAAAATCAGCTTGAGATTTAGCAGCACCCTCTGCAGTCATTGCAGCGCCACCGTCTAAATTCTTTTGCTCAACCCATTCCCAAACGTTTGACATAATAGTTCCAACGTTTACCAATTCTAAAATGAAAGGGTTTCTTCTTACAATTCTTGTAATTCCAGCTTCTCTTTCAGCTTGTGGAACTTGTCCTGTTACATTTGTAGATAAAGCCATTGTACCAGCAGCTTTTAATGCAATTTGCACACTTGCTCCTGACTTTTCTTTCATTGCTTTCAATTCTTCTTGTTTCTCTTTTAAAAGAGTTTCTAACGATTCTGGAACATTGTTTTCAGTTCCTTTAGTTTCAAGTTCTAAAACTCTAATTGCTAATTCTTCGGTATTAGTTTTTAAAGTTGTAACATCTACTCCTTTAGTTTCTAATTCCTTTACTTTTGACATAAGCTCAATAAGCTCTGTTTTTGAAACAGTTTCTAAACCGTCTAAAAATTCAGTGTGTAATTTTGCTTGCTCGTTTGCTTCCATATCAGCGAATTTTTCTGCTGTAATTCCTTTAGAAGCTAAAAATTGTTTAAATTTCATTTTTACTTGTTTTTAAATTAATCCTAAATAATAACTTTTTTTATCTTGTTTTTGAGTGTCAATAGACGGCTCTTCTTGTTCAGAAGTGATTTCTTCGGCTTCTGTTTTATTTTCTGATTGTGATATTTCAGCGGTTGCACTATTTGATCCAAAAGGTAACAAACTCGATTCCATTACGTTTTTAGCCTCTTTTACTATAAAGAAATACTCAATTTCTTTAAACTCATCTTTATTAGCAATTAAAGGATAGTATTTTTGATAATTTTCTGTTTGTTTAGCATAATCTGAATCATCTGAATTAAAAGCTGTTTCTAACTTAATATATTGCATTCTAACAGATAATTGCAACTTTCTACCTTCTTTTAGCCATTTAGATACGTTTTCATTAACTATTTTATCTTTTTTAACCTTGTATATTAAAGAATAAGTTTCTCCTTCGTACGCTTTACCTAATAAAGACCATGCTACTTTTGAAGTCATCATTTCAATATCTTCTGGAAAAGCTATAATATTTTCAGTTTTACTGAAATCGTGATGCCATACTAAGTAAACTTTTCCGTTTTGGTCTTTTACCGACTTATTCCAATTACCATCAACATGCATATCGTTATGAGAATCTAAATAGTTAGCGGAATTAACTACAAAATAATAATAGTCAGCATCGAATTTAATACCCTTTTCAGCGTCATTAAAAGCCTTTTCGATTGTCTTTTGGTCTGAAACTACTTGCAACCCTTTTTCAAAAGATTTATATACTTGTGATTTCTTAGCGTCAATAATAAAAGATTCATTCTCAACTAATGCCTTGAATAAATCCGCTTTACTTTCAAATTCCTTATTTAATTCTTTGCAGTATATCATTTTGAAATCACTTTATCGTTTACTAAAATCTTTTTTCTTTGTTCTAATGCTTTTTTTAGCTCTGGACTAATATCTTTTTTAGCAAGCATTTTATCAATCTCATCTACTTTCATAATCCTAAAGTTTTAATAAAATTATCACTCATTTTTTTAGCTGTTGCATTATCAATAGTTCCATTCTCTAAACTTACTTTTAAAGCGTTTTGAAACTCGGTAAACGATTTAATCTTATCGTTAATCAAACTTTGCATTATTGGCAAATGATTATAACTTGCAACCAACTTTTCTCCTTTATCTAATAGTCCGAATGTAGAACTTAAAGAGTTCATTGTGTTGTCGGCACTACCTTGTATTGAATTTTGAATCCAATTTATAACTCCTTGATTTTGATTTTCAAACGTACTATCTTTTGCAAAGTAGTTTAAAACGTTCTTATTCATTTCAAAAGCTAAAAGACATTTGTTAGCATCGTCAGCGAACTGCTCATCTAAAAACAATTTCTTCATATCGCTAACCAAATGCTTATATTCTACACTTGCATTAGTTGTTAATACGTCTTTAGCGTTTAAAACGTTCTCTATTGCTTTTCTGTCGGCTGTTTGGATTTGTGCCTCCATTCCAGTAGATTTATTCACACCTACATATTTAGCACTAAATTGTAAATTCTTATGTTTAGAACGTAAATTAACGTCGATATTTTGTAATACTTTTTCGATTGCTTTTACTCTACTCGGAGCTACAAACCAACTATCAGTTGTAATTGCGTTAGCTAAGTCATAAAGTGGTATGATTTCAGATAATTTAATATCGTAAACTTTACCATCTAAAGTATATTTTATTTTTCTATCAGCAAATGACTTAATTTGTTCTTTTGTAAATACGAATTTATCAACCTTGTTTACCTTGTTAAAATCAATTTCACTTGGTATAAGGTTGTAAATCGCTTTTGGTAAATCTGTTGAAAGTGGCTTAATTTGATAAACGTAGTTATTACCAGAAGTTGATAAAAACCACATTTGTTGGAATAGAAAATCCTCCTGACTTTGAAAATAGTTAGGCTGCTTTAATAATTTTAAAACGTCGGAGTTTTTTACTTCTTTTCCGTTTGCGTCAATGTGGCTAATTTGCATTTGTGAATACATTTTAGCTCTTAA